GCAGATGTCAAGGCTAACTACGAGTGGCTTGATAGCTTTGATACTATCGTCGTGTGTATGGACAACGATGACAATGGTATTGAGGCATCGCATCAGATCGCTGATGTCTTTGGATCAAAGGTCAAGGTATTCAAGCACGACCCTGAGTTCAAGGATGCGTGTGATTACCTGAGTCGTGGTGATGAGAAGCTGTACTTTGATAAGTGGTGGCAGGCAGAACGGTTTGTACCCGATGGTATCGTTGACGGGTCTACTCTATGGGATGAGGTATGTAAACCTATGGAGAAAGCACAGGTCAGCTATCCGTTTAACGGGCTTAACAAGCTGACGTATGGTATCCGTAGGGAGGAACTGGTCACCATTACCGCAGGTAGTGGGCTTGGTAAGTCACAGTTCGTACGTGAGCTAGTGTTCCATGTGCTTAACAACACCACTGATAACATTGGACTGATGTTCTTGGAAGAGTCTACGAGAAAGACAGCACTGTCAATGATGTCACTCCATGCTAACAAACCATTGCATCTACCTGATACACCACACTCTGTTGAAGAGAAGCGTGATGCGTTCGAGGCTACGCTAGGCACAGGTCGTATGTTCTTGTTCGATCACTTTGGATCAACGGACATTGATAACATCCTTAATCGTGTACGCTATCTGGCTAAGGGATTGGGTTGTAAGTACGTGTTCTTAGATCACGTCAGTATCGTAGTGTCAGCACAGTCTGATGGTATGGGTGATGAGCGTAAAGCTATTGACTCCATCATGACTAAGCTACGTATGCTAGCACAAGAGACAGGCATCTCTCTGTTCGTAGTGTCACACCTCAAGAGACCTGATGGTAAGGGACATGAGGAAGGGGCAGCTACGTCTTTGTCACAGCTACGTGGTTCTGGTTCTATCGCACAGCTATCCGACATCGTGCTTGGCTTGGAGCGTAACGGACAAGACCCTGATGTGATGGAGAGACACACCACTCATGTGCGTGTACTTAAAAACAGATTCTCTGGTCTGACTGGACCAGCTTGTCGCTTGCTTTATGACTTAGATTCTGGTAGAATGATTGAACGTAAAGACTTAGAGGAGGAAGCATTATGATTATTAAATTAAATAAAGCAGAGCAGGTACTGGCTAAGTACTTAGCACAAGCTAGGCACGACAACGCAAGAAGTAAAGGCAAGCCTAATTTAAAGATGGGAAATCAATCTGACTGGGAGACAGACCTAGAAGGAATAGGAGGAGAGCTAGCTGCTTGTAAACATTTCGGTGTGTATCCTGACACCGAGATTAATCTTACGTCTTTTCCTAAGTTTGATTTGATAACTAAAAAAGGTAATAAGATTGATGTAAAAACAACTAAGTATAAAAATGGAAAGTTGTTAGCAACTAAAAAGAAAAGACGTGGAGAATGTGATGCTTACGTCTTAGTTGTTGGAGAGTTTCCTAATTATGAATTAGTTGGATGGGCTTCTGATTCTGAGTTACTTGATCCTAAAAACATTGTAGACTTAGGACACGGTGAAGGTTATGCTTTGACTCAAGAACAGCTTAGGAGATTTAAGTGAGACAAGTTATAATAGACATTGAAACAAACATGACAGCATCCCAGATATGGTGTGCTGTTACCAAAGACTTAACAACACAGGAGGTTAACGTATGGACAGAGGCGGTACTGTTAAGAGATTACTTAACAGAAGAAAGCACTTTGATAGGACACAACATAATAGGGTTCGATGCCCCAGTACTAAAGAAAGTATGGGGTATAGACACAACGCATCATCAAGTCAGAGATACTCTTGTCATGTCAAGGTTACTGAACCCAGACCTCAAGGACGAAGCAGGCAAGCACTCTCTCAAAGCATGGGGACAAAGACTAGGAAACTACAAGGATGAGTTCACTGACTTTGATGCAGGGCTTAGTGAAGAGATGGTCAAGTATTGTAAGCAGGATGTTGAAGTCACTGCTACATTATATACACGTCTTAGTAATGATCTATTGGGCTGGGGTGAGTCAGTTGATCTTGAGCATCAGGTTGCCACGATTATCAAGGAGCAAGAAGAAGCAGGATTCAAACTTGATGTCAAGAAAACAATGGGACTTCTGGCAGACTGGAGGAAAAGACTACACCAAATTGAGGAAGAACTACAAAAAGTTTTCAGACCTATTGTAATCAAGAGGGTCAGCGAGAAAACAGGTAAGCCACTCAAGGATAAGGTAGAAGTGTTCAACCCAGGTTCACGCAAGCAAATAGCAGAACGATTGATAGCTCTTGGTTGGAAACCAACAGAACGTACAGAGAAAGGAACGGTGAAAGTTGATGAGAAAGTATTGGAAACTGTTGACTTACCTGAAGCTCGTCTCATCGAAGAATACCTACTCATACAGAAACGGGTTGCTCAAGTTGAGAAATGGATTGACCATGCGGATAACTCCGAACGGGTACACGGTAAGGTCAACACCATTGGTGCGGTCACAGGACGAATGACGCACAACAGTCCTAACATGGCACAGATACCACGAGTAGGTAGTCAGTATGGTTCTGAGTGTCGTGGTTGTTGGACAGTAGACGAAGGCAATTCACTTGTAGGTATTGATGCGTCTGGTCTTGAGCTACGTATGCTAGCACACTACATGCGTGATGATGACTACACCAAGGAAATACTTGAGGGCGACATCCATACAAAGAACATGCTAAGTGCAGGTCTTACGAACAGAGATCAGGCTAAGACTTTTATCTATGCGTTTCTGTATGGTGCTGGTCCTGCTAAGATCGGGGCTATCGTAGGTGGTGGTGAAACAGAAGGAAGAAAACTTATTGACAGCTTCCTAAGTAACACACCAGCACTGCTTAATCTTAGGAAGAAGGTAGACAAGTTAGCTAAACGTGGTTGGTTGCCTGCTTTAGACAACCGTAGGTTACACATAAGAAACGCACACGCAGCTTTGAATACTTTATTGCAGGGTGCAGGTGCTATTGTAATGAAAAAAGCATTAGTGCTATTGCATAATAAACTAAAGTATGATATAATGCATTTCTCTTTTGTTGCTAATGTTCATGACGAGTGGCAAATAGAGACTAAGAAAGAACATGCCGAATCTGTAGGCCAGCTTGGTGTACAGGCAATTCGGGATGCAGGACTCGCACTAGGGCTACGTTGTCCACTCGACGGTGAGTTTAAGATAGGTACTAATTGGGCAACAACACACTAAGGAGAAGTAAAATGCAAGACTTAAAACCGATAAAGGTAAAAGCCGATATCATGTGGGCTTTCCTTGATACACCTAACCAGATGTCCGAGAAGTATCAGGTTGATCTATGTAACCTATCTGATGGTGCTGTGTCTGCACTAGAGGACGCAGGTATTCAAGTGAAACGGAAAGATGATAAAGGTTTCTATATCGTCGCCAAGTCTAAGAAGTATCCTATCCGCACTGAGATGTCAGATGGTTCAGGCATTGAGGGTAAGGTAGGTAACGGGTCTAAAGGAGTAGCGTGGATTAAACCATACGCTTACCAGTTCAAAGGTAAGGCAGGTGTGTCCGCAGGTATCAACAAGCTAGTGATTACTGACCTCGTGTCGTACTCTGTTGATGAGACTGCTCTTGATGATGATCTAGAAGAGGCACTCTAAATGGATACTCCGTCAATGCAGAAGGTCAAAGCTCTCATTGACGGAGACATCCTTGTGTATCGCATAGGATTCTCCGTTGATGATCCAGAAGAAGAGAAGTTTGCTATTAGCAGAATGGGACATTTTATAGATGGACTCTTGTCTGTTGATGGTGTTGACTCTTACTCTGGGTACATCACGGGGAGTTCTAACTACAGGTCAGAGTTATCCACCGAGAATAAATACAAGGGCAATCGTGAGAACGCACGTAAACCTATTCACTATGATGCTCTTAGAGAATACTTGTTGGATAAGTGGTGCTTTGAATTGATTGAAGGGCAGGAAGCTGACGATGCTATTGGTATTGCAGTGTATGATGCACCCGTAGATACAACATGCGTCATGTCTATTGACAAAGACTTAAACATGTTACGTGGTTGGCATTATAACTTTGTTAAGGAGGACTTGTATTATGTAACAGAAGAAGAAGCAATAAAGAATTTTTACATTCAGATTCTAACAGGTGACAGAGTTGATAACATCCAAGGTCTCAAAGGTGTAGGCCCAGTTAAAGCAGGCAAGATACTTAAAGACTTGGTTACTGAACAAGAGTTATTTGATGCAGTGTTAGAAGCATACGAAGGTGACATTGATACATTAACTGAACGAGGTAGGTTGTTATGGATAAGAAGAAAACCTGGGCAGATTTGGACACCAAAGAGTTTCCAGAAATAGCCTACATTGAATGGTGGGATGCACTGTCTGACTCAGGGTGGGAACCTCTAGGTAAGACAGACATCCATCCTGTATTAAGTATAGGGTTTGTAGTAGCTGAAGATAGCTCAGCAATCACACTAGCTGCAGCATACTCTATTGACCAGTCTAACTCTAGGTTACACATACCCAAAGGTTGGATAACTAAGATGAAGAGAGTTAGGTTAAACAAGTTCTTAAACATTAGGAGAAGAAAATCAAAACCCAAAGCGCAAAAGCAAAAGGAAGAAAGCTCCAGCAATGGTTCCGAGATCAAATCCTCGAACTCTTTTCCTTTTCCAAAGACGATGTAAGATCAACAAGCATGGGTGCAGGAGGGGAGGACATACTCTTCTCTCAATCAGCAGGTGACAAGCTCAACATATCAGTAGAGTGCAAGTCAAGGGATTCAATAGCTGTGTATAATTACTATGCTCAAGCTAAGGATAACTGTCCTGAAGGTAGAGAACCTGTGTTGGTTATCAAGCAGAACAAGTCAGACCCATTGGTAGTAATAGATGCGGTCTATTATTTACAACTACTGGAGAGAACTACATGAGACACTTAGTTATCCCAGACACGCAGTGCAAACCTAACCATTCGTTCGAGCATTTAGAATGGGCAGGACACTACGCTGTTAAGACTAAGCCCGATGTGATCGTACATCTAGGAGATCATTGGGACATGCCTAGCCTCAGTGTGTATGACGTAGGTAAGAAGTCGTTTGAAGGTAGGACATACAGTGAAGATATCAAAGCTGGTAACGTAGCTATGGATACATTCATGAAACCTATCATCGAAGAGCAGAAGAGACAGAGAGCTAACCGTAAGAAGGTGTGGAAACCTAAGAAGATATTTCTTATCGGCAACCACGAGCAACGGATAGAAAGAGCTATTGAATCCGATAGGAAACTAGAAGGACTGATAGGTTACTCTGACTTTAATCTTAAGAAGTACGGGTGGGAAGTGCATGGCTTTCTGGAAGTGCCAATCATTAATGGCATTGCATACAGTCATTACTTTACATCTGGTGTAATGGGCAGACCAGTAACAAACCCAGGTTTACTCTTGCAAAAGAAACACATGTCGTGTATAATGGGACACGTACAAGATAGAGATATATCTTTTGGACGTAAGGCAGATGGTAAGGGTATCACTGGTATCTTTGCTGGTATCTTCTATCAACACGACGAGAGTTATCTAACACCTCAGACTAATGGTTCATGGTCAGGAGTGTGGATGTTAAACGAAGTAAACGATGGTAGCTTTGATGAGATGCCAGTGTCAATTAACTATTTGAGGAAACAGTATGGACATAAAAGAAACTCTTAACACAAGAGAAGAACAGTACGGTCACTACAAGATAGTAGGTCAGATCAGTCAGGACATCAAAGCTGTCATGAAAAAGTCACCGAATTACTTGGTCATGCCTCCCTACATGAGAGAAAGTATGGACATGATTGCTAACAAGCTAGCTAGGATACTCAACGGTAACTACTACCTTAATGATTCATGGCATGACATCTCAGGCTACGCTTCATTAGTAGTAATGACTAATGAGGATATGTATAAAGAAGATGAAGAAGAGATCCGTTATGGTGGAACTGACGATTGATGAAGTTAAACATAGGTTGATGCAGTTCAGTGAGGTTGATGTCATTGAATTGCTTGACCTAACATCCGAAGATATCCTTGATAGATTTGAGGATATCATTGAAGAGAGATATGAAATATTAATAAAGGAAATACAATGATGGATTTTTATCAGCAGTACATAGCCAAGTCTAGGTACTCTAGGTTCTTGGAGAAAGACAGTAGACGAGAGGACTGGTACGAGACAGTGGATAGGTACATGGACTTTATGTACAACCACCTCAAGTCTAAGCATGACTACACAATACCTGTTAACGTTGACTCAGAGCTACGTGAGGCGATCAAGAACATGGAGGTAGTACCCTCTATGCGTAGCATCATGACCGCAGGGAAGGCCCTTGAGAGGGACAACACAGCAGGTTACAACTGTAGTTATCTACCTGTTGATGATCCTAAAGCGTTCGATGAGGCGATGTACATCCTCTTGTGTGGCACAGGTGTAGGGTTTAGCGTTGAGAACAAGTACGTTAGTAAGTTGCCTGATGTACCTGAGAAGATGTTTGATAGTGACACAACTGTTGTTGTATCTGACAGCAAAGAAGGATGGGCTAAGGCATTGCGTCAGCTTATAGCATTGCTGTACTCAGGCGAGGTAGCTAAGTGGGATGTCAGTAAGATCAGACCAGCAGGTGCTAGACTCAAGACCTTTGGTGGTAGAGCTAGTGGACCAGCACCATTGAACGAACTGTTTGAGTTTGTTGTACGTAAGTTCAAGTGTGCAGCAGGTCGTAAGCTCAGTACACTAGAGTGTCACGACATCATGTGTAAAGTAGCTGAGGTTGTAGTAGTAGGTGGTGTGCGTAGATCAGCTATGATTAGTCTATCTGATCTTGATGATGACAAGATGCGTCACGCTAAGACTGGTCAGTGGTGGACAGAGAATCCACAACGTGCATTGGCTAACAACTCTGCGGTATACAACGAGAAGCCTGACGTTGGTCAGTTCTTAAACGAGTGGACTAGCTTGTATCATAGCCACAGTGGTGAACGTGGTATCTTTAATCGTGAAGCAGCAATCAAACAAGCAGCTAGGAATGGAAGAAGAGATGCTGATCAGGAGTTTGGCACTAATCCTTGTTCTGAAATTATACTCAGACCTTACCAATTCTGTAATCTTTCAGAGGTTGTTGTTCGAGAGAGCGACAGTATCTACGATCTTGAACGAAAGGTAAGACTGGCTTCAATACTAGGTACGTATCAATCTACGATGACACACTTCCCGTACTTGCGTAAGATATGGCAACGCAATACTGAGGAAGAGAGACTGTTAGGTGTATCGTTGACTGGTATCTTAGACAACAAGATGCTTGGAGATAACAATGAGCAACTCAAGACTCTTCTCGAAAGACTCAAGATGGTATCAGTTGATGAGTGCATACAGCTTTCCTCTGACTTGCATATCCCTTGTCCTGCTTCCGTCACTTGTGTTAAGCCTTCTGGCACTGTCAGTCAACTTGTTGATAGTGCTAGTGGTATTCATCCTAGACATTCTAAGTATTATATTAGAAGAGTTAGGGGTGACAAGAAAGATCCGCTTACTACGTTCATGGTTCAACAGGGTATTCCTGCAGAAGATTGTGTAATGAGACCAGAGTCTACTACTGTGTTCTCTTTCCCTAAGAAAGCACCAGACTCTGCTACACTACGGGATGACCTTACTGCTATTGAACACTTGGATCTCTGGATGACATACCAGAAGCACTGGTGTGAACACAAACCATCTGTCACTATCTCTGTCAAGGAAGATGAGTGGGTTGAAGTAGGTGCGTGGTGCTGGAAGAACTTTGATGACATCAGTGGTGTATCATTCTTACCACATGACGGTGGCACATACAAACAAGCACCATACGAAGAGTGTACTCAAGAACAGTACGAGGATCTCTTACGTCTGATGCCTAGTGAAATCTATTGGGATGAACTGATAGAGGAAGATGACAACGTAGAAGGAGCGCAGCAGTTAGCTTGTGTAGCAGGAGTGTGTGAAAT